GTCTTGGAGAAAAGCAAAGTGTTCTTAGCAGATGGATAAATGGAACTAGAAAATGTCCAAAAAATATAGAGATTAAAACACCATGAAAACTATTCAAACACCAGAAGTTGCAGCTGGGGGATGTGACCAGCGCTTTCAGGCACCAGATAATACAGCATCTGATATTGTTAATATGCGCCTCGATGACACTGGATTTGGCTATATTAATGATAAAGGATACGAGCCGTTCATCCCTCTTAACGCCCATTCTACTTCTTACTTATCGCTTGATTCTTATGATAGAACCTTTGTATGGACTAGGCATAGGGATGCAGAACTATATGTTCTTTCTAAAAGAGGAAGTCAGATTTCATATGAGGTATGTAATAATAGTGGTCTACTTTCTACTATTTGGAAGGAACCACATACAATAGCATACAATAGAACGCCTGCCAAAAAAGACGATCCAGGTGAACAGTTTGTTCCTTTTGGCAGATTATGTCTGATATTAAATGGTATTGATCCAATGTTAAAGTTCTGGGGAAGAGACAGAACAGAACCATTTGGATTTACATCTGCAACACCAAGGCCAGAAGTATTAGGTCCAGATCCACTTTATTTTGATGGTACATGTGATTTAGGAGCAGCACCTCCTACTTCTACTTATCCATACAATGAAAATGATACAATAGGTGGCATATCATTTGGACCAGGATCAGGTGCAGGATTAGGCAATCCAGCAGCAGATGAAGTATCCTATTATAGATATAAGATTTCTTTCATTACTGACACAGGATCTGAATCTCCTCTTTCTGAATATGTGCAAGTTGGATGGGATAATAAAGTAGATGGTCTTACTTATTCTACTTTTTTTCAGCATCTTCCAATGGGGCCTCCTGGAACAGTAGCTCGTAGAATCTATAGAACAAAAAACATGCAATCTCTTAGAGGTGATTCTCTGGTAGATGATACATATTATCTTGTAGATGAAATAAGCGACAATGTATCAAGAAACTATTATGATTCAAAACCAGACCAGCTATTAGTTGTTTTAGCTCCAGCTTCTACAGATTCATCTGTTATATCTTCTGGATATAAATATGGTGCAAACTGGGACGGAAGAATGTGGCTTGCTGGTGGAACTGGAAATGAAACAAAGATTATATATTCTGTACAGGGCTTACCAGAACAGTTTCCTACATTTAACTTCTTTGACGTTGGAAATAAACGAGGCGGTGCTATTACTGGTATGGCCTCATACTATGATAACTTGCTTATCTTTAGAGAAAGTGCAATAGAAATAATCAGATCAGATAACAATGGAAGATACCTTTGCACTACAGTTTCTTCTAATATTGGAACGACAGCCACAAATACAATAACAGCCGTTCAAGGTTTAGGTGTTTTCTTTCTATCCTATGATGGTATGTATATATTTGATGGAGGTGTTCTTGGTGGATCTAGAATGTCTGTCACAAGAATATCTGACAAGATAGCTAAAGAAATGTCAAGGATATCTAAAGGATCATTAGCAAAAGCTTCTGCAGCTTATTCTGATAAAGAAAAAGAATGGTGGTGCATATATCCTGTTGATGGTCAAACAGTACCAACAAGATCTTCTGTATATCATGTTTTAAATGGAACTTGGTCATTTAGACATGAAGCTGGATTAGCTGGTTCATTTCCATGGAATGATATATCAGTACTTCCATCTGGATGGTTTATACTTTCTCCAAGAATATCAATAACACTAAATAGTCCAGTTATTGGTCAAGCTACTGTTAATCAATCTGGCTTGATGATCTGGTCTGCTAAAAAATCTAGTGGTCAAACTTTAGTGTATGATATGGGAGAAGGTTCCACTATTGTAGGTGTTTCTAATAAACCTCCACTGACTTCTGTTTGGCAATCTGCTTGGTTTGACTTTGGAGATGATAGACCTGTAAAAAGAATACTTTCTGTAGAGATTGAGGTATTGACAGCTGGACACAATGAGATAGAGCTTTTCTCAGCTACCGATTATAGAGATGATAATACATCTGCTGGATTTAGACCAACAGCTGTAGCCACACAATATGGCACCACTTCAGAAGATTCTTTGTTTGCTCCAGCTACTGGAACTTTTGATAAGTCAGTAGCTATAATCGGAACTTCTAAATGGGGAGAAAAAAGAAGCACTAGAGTAAGGTGGGACGTATCTACCGGCTTAGTATCTTGGTATAGGTTTACACTAAGAAGTAGCGAACTATTTCAAGTAGTATCTTTTGTAATACAATACACCGTATCAGATATGCCAACTTTAAATATAACAGCCGGACAAAGGAAAACACCATGAGCAAGACTTATTCTGAAAGATATTTTAAACAAAAAGACTATACAGATAATGAAGCATATAATGATGAAGCTTCAAATATACTTGCCGAGTTCAATGGAAAACTAGCAGCAGACCAGCTTCCATATGAAAGTTTTACATCTGCTAATATGGTTCCTAATACCAGAATCTCTGTTGATAGCAAGCCAGATGGAAGTGCTCAGCAAGGTGTTGGAATCATCATGCCAACACAAGCCTTGTATAATGTAGCATCAAATCTTTCCACATTTACATGGAACAGACTAGCTCCATCTGGTGGATCTATTCAAGTATTAGGACCTCCACTTGCTACATTCCAATCTTCAAATAGTTCATGGACAAGCGGTATAAATAGTCTTTCAGAATCTGTATCAAGTGGATCTTTTATAAGATTTGTATCCAAAGAAGGAATGATAAGAGGCGTTGCTAATGTTGATGTAGAATATTTCTTTGTATCACAAGAAGCAAGTGGTTTTACAGGTAACTATGGTGCTGGTTGGAGATGGTGGATCTATGTATTTATTAATGATGTCATGGTTGCATCTACAGGACCGCAGCCAGCAGGAAGAAGAAGAACTGTAAATCTTCCATTTGCTACACCTGTTTCTTCATCAGATTCTATATCTATAGATGTAAGATGGTCAGCAACATTTGATGGAGCAGGTACAGCACCAAATGATATTTCTCTGGTAGAAGATGCTACTATAAGATTTTATAACTGCTCTGTCTTTGCAAGAAATCAATACAGATAAGGAAGAAATATGCCTATTACAAGTTTTACATATCAAGAAACAAGATCAACTATAGATGCTACTGGACTTAATAGTTTGTTTGCAAACATAGAAGATTCTACCGACAACAATAAAATAGACGAATCTAATACAAGATCCGAAGCTCTAAATAGAAATCATTTTTTGGAAGAAGATCCTCCAAATGTTACTGGATATCATCTTGAAATAGGACCAGAAACATATGGATATAATCCAGCTCAAACTGGTGTTTGGACTGATGTATGGAATGCACCAGTAACAAGAACAATAGGTACTAACGAAGTATTAAGAATACAGTGGAATCCGTTAGTAACAATAACAGAAAGACAGAATACTAATGCACCTGCGGTTAGAGCAGCTAGTGCTTTTTACATACAGTTTTATGTAAGATCAGCAGGTATAGATATTCCAGTATCAGCTCCATTTGGTTACAACAGCATTTGCGCTGGTGACGGTAATACTGGAAGCTCTCAAAACAAAACACTTTTTTATGAAAGACTTCCGCTATCAACATTATATCTTGCACAAGTACCTACTGCTATTACTAATATAAAAGCTAAGATTTATTTCGATGATGCAGCAAACTATTCTGTCCAGTTTAAATGGTTGTACGGAATCTGGATTCACCACAAATACTAGGAGCTAGTTACAAATGCCATACAATCCACCAAATATATTTGTAAATGGTACAGAACTTTTAGCGAGCGAACTTCAAGAAAATGAAGAAGTATTGAGAGATTATATAAATGCAAATATTGTAAGTACTGATATAGCTCCAGATACTTTTAATACTTCTGACTTACAAGAAGGCGAACCAGTTGCTGTCACTGATGATTTTATCTTTATGACAGGAGATCAATATAGCTTTTATAAAGTAGATCATCTATCTACAACAGCAGAAAGACTTTGGCATACATCTACTGTAAAAAGATTTAAGCCAATGGAAAAAATAAGATGGCAATCTGTTCCAAGTTTAGCTAAGCAGTTTTACATGGAAGATTCTGGATCTGCACTTATAGAGATTGGATTCTTTGCTGACGAAGAAGATAATGATGATTGTAGAGGTGCTGTTTATCCTTGGAATAAATCTCCACCAGCAGGAACTTCTAGATCGTCTGGTCAGGATTCTCAATACCAACTAGTTATTGATGGCGTTCTAACAACAGCAGATATAGAAACTACAGCTTATTCTTATTCTGAAGGTGGATCCACAACAATAACATTTGGAACATTTTCAAACATGGTAAACCAGCAAAACTATCAAGGTGGTACAACTGGTCAAAGAAAGTGGATTTCAATATTATATCTTGCTACAGGTTTATCACAGGGCTGGCATCAGATATCTGTTGTTGTAAATGCTTGCAATGAAAAAGGATATGTATCACATAGAATGATGTGCATAGAAACATTTTATGATATGGGATACAATGCAACATCTCCTTCAAGTATAGCTACAAATAGAAAACTTCCAGAAACTTTATTTTAAACTTTACGTATTCACTATATATAGAGAGGCATAAACATGGCAGTATCTCCAACAGGATTAAAAGTAATAGGTAAAGGTGGTGAGATTCTAGGTGGTGCAATAGGTACAGCTATTGCTACTAGGAAAACACCTTTAGATAAAAGCAATCTGGCAGAGCTTGAAGATCTTCGCAGAAAAGAAGAGCTTAATATGCTTGGCTTATCAGAACAAGAAAGAAGCTTATTAGAAGCTACATATGGTTCTCAGCTAAGAGATATTGCTAAAGAAGGTGAAAGAAGACGCAGACAGCAAATGGCTGTTGGAGATATATTTGGTGGAGCAGCATTACAGCAAGCAGCTTTATCAGATCAGGCTATTGCAGAAGCAAATATAAAAGCAGCTGCAGCTATTACAGAGGCAGATCTGGCTAGAAAAGCACAGCAAGAAGCTGAGATTGTTGAGAGGGAAAAGATAGAAAGTGAAAGATTAAGAGCTAGAGCTGGAGCATTTGGAGGTCTTATTGGTAAAGGTATTGGAGAACTAGCAACCATACCATCTGAAAAAATAGA